ATCGAAAGGGGAGAGTTTAAGTATGGCGGAAACCTTCGCGTTTTGAAGATGAATAGTGGTGGCAAGTTTAGACCCAAGAAATCATGAAGCTTATCTGGAAAAAAATAGTATGGGCATTCATGGAATTTAACAAAATGATCTGATGCCTCTAAGAGATAAAAAGGGGTTTGCAAGAGTCATGGCCATCATGAAGTATACCGACTCTGAGTCCAATGAGCTCATGATTGGTGTGCTTCACATGTCTATCCTGCCGTTCGCTATGTTCGAACTAGGGAAGCCTTGGATGTTACTTCAGGTTGCGGCTCACTTAGCTGGAGGGTTTCAAGTCTACTGCGCTCTATGGGACGGTAGGCTTTTTATGCGTAAATTAGCAGTTCAAATTGCATCCATCATTTCAATAGCCACAGTCGCTAACTACACGACGGCTGGTATGATGCACGGATCACACTTAGGATGGCTCCTAATATGTGCGATGAGCATCTGGAATTTGTATCGTGTTACAAACGAAGAAATGTATAAGAGGTGATCGACGCCCAGACTATTATCACAATCGTAACTGTCCTAGGCTCTGCTGGAGCGTGGCAGTTCTATCAGTCGCGCATGAAGCTTAGGCATCAGGAGCGACAAGAAGACAAGGGAGAGCAGACGCTCTTTCGTGATGATTTAAGAGAGCGTGTAGCTGTCCTTGAGCAGAAGCTTGAGGAGTCATACGAGGAAAAAGCAAAAGTACAACGGGAACTCACAGAAGTTCTCCAGACCCTTGCAGAATACAAGGTTCGGCTGGAGTTCCTAGAGAAAGAGAACGATAGACTTCGGGGTTAACGGAACACCGTTACGTTTCCTGCTGTATCAATTACTTTAGTGGACTCAAAGGTCTTAGCCTTGAGCGCCCACGTATATACACCGTCTGGAACAAAGGCATCCAGTCGATTGCCTATCCACTTATCACTAGGGTCGAAGCTAGCCCAAACGAGAGTCCCCCATCTGTTGTAGATACGCAGCTCCCATGTGAGCCAGCACTCAGGTCTAGTCACTGGCTTCCAGTAATCATTTAGGCCGTCGTTGTTCGGACTAAAGGTGTTTGGGATAAACACAAGCGGGTCTCCACAATCTTCGCCAGCGGGTGAGTCATAGATACACTCCCCTTCAACCTCACAGTTTTCGCAGTAGTTAAGAGCCAAGGGGTCTTGGCAACCTTGATAGATGCACGACCCGTCGTCTTGAGATGCAGCAAAGTTGTAGTTGTATGCGAACATGTCGGTGCATCCGTACACCACTGGAGGCGGTGGTGGTGAGCACGCTCCGTTCAAGCTCCACATGATCCATGAGTTCATTACGTCCGCGTCTGGGTATGGGAACCCACCTAACCCAGCGTCTCCGTCGAGCGCATCAGAGTCGTTGATCTGCCACACAGATAGAACCAAACACTCCTCGTAGTAAGCACCGCTCTGCATGATGTCTATCCAGCAAGAAGCCGTACCGCTACCAAAGCTAGGTATTTCGTCAAGCGCGAATGAAATAGTGTCTCCTGTCTGAAGGATGTTGTCATCCCCTTGGCCAATGTCAAATCCCGGGAAGTCGAGAGGGAAGATGAGCAGTGCCCATCCATTATCGTAGATGCAAGGAAACTCACTGTCGTCTTCTAGTGCAGGATTAAAAGCTAGTCCAAGCAGGAACTCACCTATGCTGTCTGCTCCAGTTGGGCTGCAGTAACCACCATTGATGGCGATCGTCATGTCCGTGGAGATAGGATTGAATCCGATAATCTCCATGTCGCACTGCCCAAAAGAAAGCAGGGGTATAAAAAACCAAATCAACTTTCTCATTGCACGAATACTTTTCTGGTTACGCGCTTCCAGCGCAGGATGTACACTCCAGTAGCCAACTGATCAAAAGGCTTATCAATCTCCCTGCCAAGAATGTCGTAGATGCGTGGCGGTCCTGATGGCCACGAAAACCCGTCACTATCTCCGACAACCAAGTCCTTGTATGTGCCAATACTGAAGTCCTGCTCAACGGGGCAATCACCTTGCGAAGCGAGCATATCGAGAAGATCAAACACGTTTACGTTTCCGTCGTTGTTGACGTCGTAGTCGCAGACACCCTGACACCCGTAATTAGACAGCATAATGAGAACGTCTCCATTGCCTATGGTTCCGCTTCCATCGAAGTCCAAGGGGCATGAGGGGAGGGTGTTGCAAAACGATGTCTCCCATACGTCGAAGGAAGCCCCAAAGCCCGTTGTAAAAACCGTGTCGTTACCTACCGTGGCTGTGATACCTTCTCCTCCAAAGTCACACACCCCATCGTTTCCGAAGTCAAATGAGCAGAACCCATCTCCGTTAGAGTCCTCGATAACTACGTCGTAGCATTCGTCGTAGATGCACGCCTCATATACGTAACTGGCCTGCCCGAGCGGGTAGTTTCCGTCACCAATGAGAATCTCACCAGCGCTATCGTAGATTACCCAGTCCGTTTCGTTAGCCCAAGTATCAGTTGATACTACCAAGCTCATCAAGCTACCTGATGTGGTCTCGATAGGCCAATATCCGTAATCATTTTCGAGGTAATCGTTTTGTTCTCCGACTACTTGAACCTCGAACATCTGAGCCCCATCAACATATACATCTTCGAATAGCACATGCTGACCGACGTTGGGGATAAGGTCGAATACCTCGGCGTTGTACTGGATGCCGTTGCAGTAAAGCTGCACATCAACCATATCAATCATGTCACTCCCAAAGTTCTTGACCTGAATCCAGATGTCTTGGTTAGGGGTACACCACTGCTGTTGGTATGTAGCTAGCGTCGGGGCTGCGTCGTACTGCATGGGTGGGATGCAGTTCATGTTGTCTACAAGACCCGTGCGTACAGTCTGGAGGCACTCGTGCATACGCTCTGCCTGACCTACGGTAAAGCTCTCCCTACACGTCTCCTGTGTGTAGTCCATGAAGTTCTCAACGAGCGCATCAGGACACGTAGGTAAGCTACATGATGTGTTTGACAGAGTAGGTGGAGTGTCACACACTTGGTCTCCCTGCGTTTCGCAGTTCGTCTCCTCGCAGTCGTCGCTGTTAGAGAACGTGTGCCAAAGCGAAAGGTGGTGCCCCATCTCGTGGACGCCTGTAAAACCAAGATCTCTTCCCGGCTTAAGTGTACCTACATTACCCGTTACGTTGTACAAACATACCACCCCATCACGACAGTCTCCTGTTGGGCCGAGGTAGGCGAAGCCTTGGATGCCCCAGCCACCGTTGTTGCCGTTGATTTCGCTTACAACGTAGTAGTTAATATACTCGTCAGGATTCCAACAGCCCACGGCAGCCTTGAGGTCCTCTTGGTCCATTGCGTCAGGGTCGTTACCATTAGAAATACCTTCGTACAAGTAGTCCTCCCAGATGCTTCCATCAAAGCGAGTAATGCCGTCGGTTGGATTGCCCAAAGGGTCTCGTGCAGCCATGCAGAATTGAATCTTGCTGTCAGCGAACTCCTCGTTGAGCACGTTAAGTTGAGAGTATACCTGTGCGTCAGAGATGTTGTTCTCTTCGCCAGACCCAGTGTGTACGATGTGGAACACGACTGGTAGTACCACTGTATCAACCTCAGCAAGGTTGACATCAGTTCGACTCATGCCCATAACTTTCACGTTATCAGGCAACAATAAAGAGCACTCTTGGCCATAAAACACGGAGAATGCTCCCAGCAGGAGGGTAGTGATAAAGGTTCTCATTCACCACCAAAGATACGAATAAAAAAAGGGGGCGACTTATGTAGCCACCCCCTCTCCAGATTGCGAAGTTCCACAGACAACTAACCCGTGTAACGACGTAAAGATAATCAATCGCTCTGAAATTTAATTGACTTATAGTACTGCTCATCCAAGTCTTTTATGGGGCGGATAAACTCCCTATTGCAGTATCGATTGATTTCTTTTGCTTGTGATTTTGTATTGGTGATGCAGTTGTTTGCAGCCTGATAAGCTGCGTTTTTTTGCATCAGCTCGTCGATCTTAGCCCTTGTTTCGGGGCATGTTTCGTACTTTCCCATTAGAAGTGAATGATGTCCTTGATTTCCATTTTAAAAGCATCGGCTGTCTCTGGCTTACCATACTCATCTGGCTGGCCCTGCTTTACCTCTTTGGCCTTAGAAAGATACTCGTCTTTGTCCATCCAGCCAAGTATCCACCCCTCGTATCCAGATCCAACTTTGTTTACCTGAGCAAACACATAGGTGTCTACTCTCTGATGCAGGGATGCGGTTGTAACGTGTACTGAGTAATGAGATCTAGGCTCATATGCTTTTCCCTTTTTGCTCACACCCCTCTCCTTTGTTTTTACATCTATGGTGTACTGGTTGGGAGTGCCCTTAAATCTAATCATGTCGTAGTCGTAGTTGTTTTCCTCAACCACGTCGCTTAAAAACTCAAGGGTCATTTCTTCACCGAGGTATCCAACAACGTTTCCTTCTCCGTGTCTGATGCTGTTGTTGATGTCACCGTGCCACTTGGATTTCTCCTCGGCTCGTTTAATCATGTCACTTGTGACCTCTACCTTGTATACCCTCATATTCTGCAACCA